TACTAGCAGTAGTATTTAAACCACCTCTCATTGTAGGGTCGTTCAAATATTTCCAGTCAGATTTGTAGAAATCGTAACCTCTACGGAATCCTGTGAAACCTAAGTTCAAAGCCATGTCAACATCATTGTCGAATAAACCGAAAGATGCAGACTGAGCAACACCACCTGAAGTATATCCGTTAAGTGTAGCCAACATATTGTCGATGTCAAAAGACAATCCACGGTTAACAAACACTACGTTTTCTTCGATAGCACCTTGCTTGTCCAAACGAGAAACAATTGAATCCCAATCAGATAAAGCAGTTGGTGTACCACCACCCCAAACATTTCCTCTGTTGTTTACAACGTAGAAAATACCTTGAGACCCAATGTAACCAGCAGTAGCAGCACCACCACCAGAAGCAGCAGGAACAGCTTCAATCATAGAAGTTTCAAGGTAGTCCTCAAAACGTAAACGAGTTTCGTGCTCTGATTTCAAATACCATAAGTATCCAGTTGCTCCGTTTTCAGTTGTAACCTCAACCCATCCGATTTGAGCCATATCTGAACCATTAACCGCATATTTATCTTTGATGATAATAGGGTTGTTAGTGTAGATATCATCCTCTGCTTCTAAAGAACCAACCATTCCGTTAGTTCCTTTTTTGAACTCAGAACCGTAAATGAATACAGTACATGCAGTAGATACCGCAAATGCTTGTCCAGCAGCCTCATAATAAGCTACAGTAAAAGTAGTAGCTGAAGGAACTGCAGTAACAATACCTTTATTGAAAACACCTGAAGTGTTGTTTTGAATCATTACGGTTTGACCCACTCTGATTGCGATGTAAGTAACACCTGTATCAGCTACAGTAAATGTTGCAGTATTTGAAGCTGCTGCTGCTGCTGATGTACAGCTAGTGTACTTAATGTGAAGACGACCTTGTTCTGCCCATTTGATTTGGTCAGAGTTAGAAGGCATCTCAGCACCTACCATTCTTAAGAATGATGCGATGGTACGATTACCATATCTTTCAAATTCTTTTTCATAAGTATCAGGAAGATACTGATTTAAAAAGTTAAAGTTGGTAATATAATTTGTTTGTAACGCTACTTGCTCCGCTGAGGGTTGTAATGCAAAAGTGGGCGTATTTAATAAAGCACTTGCCATTTTTTTAAATTTTAATTGTTAAACTTTTTTTATACTGCGAATTTTTAGGCTTTTACCGGAATCAGGATTTACCGCTTTTACCTGCATTCCATCCGTTGTTCTTAACGCTTCAGGAGCTCTTCTTTCAGACATTTGAATATTTTTAATGCCTTTCATTGTTCCTTCCGTAGCATCTGTTTGACCTTGCTCATAAAAGAACCTTGCAAACTTCTCGGGATTCATCGCAACTGCTAATGACCTATGATATCCGGTTGCGTCTTTAATTAAACCTTGCTCATCCAAAAACTTGTTTATAAAGTTTGCTGGAGTAGATTGGCTCTTTTTAAGTTCGCTAGCATCTCCAGGATTGAAAGTGATTTTTTTATCATTAACATTGAACTCAAAACCTTTGAACTCTGTGCTAAATATCTCGTCAGTTTTTTGATTAAACCAACTTCTCTTTCTTTCATTCTCCTGCTCAATAGTCTTCGCTTGCTGGGTGTATTGCTTATAACTTTCATAAGCTTCTTTTTCATCATCAGAAACTTGTGGAGCACTTGACTCAAGTGGCACTTTATATTGTTCTTTTTGATTATTAAAAAACTTTTTAGCCTCAGCAACAGCCTTTTTTGTTTCTAATTTTATTTTTCTAATAGTTGATTCATCATCAAGGTCTTCATCATATTGATAGCTCTCCATCAATGTTTCAATATCATCAGAATCCAATCCCTCTTGAGTTACTGCTAAATAATTTTTAAGCAATGTCTCAGGGTTCATTGTATCGTAATCTTTTTTAAGATTCAAGAAATCCTCAAAACCTCGGCCTGTATCTTTCTTGTACTTCATATAAGCAGCAACATCTTCAGGTAAAGCCTCAGACTCTTCCCTTTGAGCTGTTAATTCATCTAATGAATTAATCTGCTTATTGTATCTTTTTCCAATATATGTAAGAACTTGTTCTTCGCTTAATTCCGCGGGCTCGTCAATTGCAGGAGTTTCAATTACAGGAGTTTCCACTTCTGGAGTTTCTACTACTGGAGCTTCTTGACCAGGAACTCTAACATCTTGAAATTGTTGCTCATGTTGTTCCAATAATTCTTGTTCAACCTGTGCGACTCCTTTTTCTTCTGTACCGTCTAATAATCTTACTTTGTATTCCATTTGATTTGATTTAATTTTTTACAAATTTATATAAAATTTTTTACATTTTAACGAGGGTCAAATTCACTCAAGTCAAAACCATCAAGACTATCTTCATTTGACTCAAAATTTAATGGAGGCAAATTATTTTTACGTTGGTCTATTAGTTTTGATTGTTGAGTATTCTGAAGGCTTATCCGTTCTGCCTTGGCTTTCTCAGCGTCTTGTTGTTTTTTATTTAAAACATTGATTTCCATACCATTCATCTGCTGATTGTAACTAAACTCTTCAGCCATTAACTGAGATTTCAATTGAGCTTGCTTCTCTATCAACTGCATTTCAAAAGCTACCTCAGCTTGCTTTAATTGCATCTTACTTTGCAATTCTGCTTGTATTTTTTGCATAGCTGTTTCAGCAGCCACTTGTTGAGATTGTAATTGTAATTGAGATTGCATAGCTTGTTTTTGCATCTCCATCTGTTCCTGGCGGTCTTGTTTCTTAACTCGCTTCATTTTTAATAATTGATTGGCAAGCTTCAAGTTTTTAAGCTCTCGAATATCTATAGCATCTTCAAGGTTAATATCTCCTTTAGATAATGCCATTTGAATATTTTGTTCAAGTTGAGCTTTCTCTTCCTCGTCTGGAGCAACCTCTATAAAAATTCCAAAGTCATAAATGTACAGGTCAGCTATATCATTTAATATAGACACGTTGTATCTTCCAATCTTATTTATAAACTCATCTTTAAAGTCGCTGTACTGTAAAATGTCAGCAACTCTATAAGTCAATGCTTCTGAAAGAGTTCTATAAATATATAGACCACCTTCAAGAATATGACGAGTAGCTGTATTTGAATTTAAAGCTGCCAACTTTTGTAAACCAACCAAAGAGTTAGGGTCAGGCATCGAGCCGTCTCTAGCTTCATTTAGCCCTGTTACAGTTCTAATCATATCCATATAATGATTATAGTTACCTATAAGCATTTGAGTCTTGCTAGCGCCTGAATTTGAAGTAAGTTGTGTGATTGGTATTTTAGCATTATTAAAATCACCGTCTTGTGTGAAACTTCTTCCAATTACAGAACCTGTTTGGAAATATAACCTAAGAGCATCTTCAGGATTGTATGCGGCACCTGTACCAAGGTCTACCTCGTTAAGACCATCAGCATCGATGAATACACCGTCAGGAACAACTCTATTTATTACCTGTTGTATTTTTAAGTGAGTAATTTGAATAAGGTCAGCAAAAGGTATCATTCTACGAACGGTAGATTCAATAGCTCCTTTATACATACGAGGAGCTGATGCCACATAATTAGGAAGCGCATGCTGAGATGCTGACTTAGGTCTAACCATATTCTCAGACATTCTCCACTGCAATAGGATATTGGTTCCCATCACCATAACTCCTTCATACCAAACATCTATTGTTTTTTCTATCTTCTCAAAATTACCTTCTTCCATCATTTCTGCAGGAGGATTGAAAGTATCATCTTTCTCAATAATTCTTGAACCACCATTATCAAGTATTTTCTTTTTATAAACTACTTTTTTGGTAGTCTTATAATTGAAATACATAAGAGTACAAGTGTCTCTTGAAAATACGCTATTCTCATAAAATTGAGCAACATTATAGTAATCGTACCAACCTTGACTATATTGGGTTATTTCTTGCAAATCATCTTTAGTAAGATTCTGGTCAATTTTCATCAACTCAGTTATTGGAAGAGTTTTGATTTCACCCCAATAAAAACAATCTCTAAAATATGGGTCCTCAGTATAGCTATATACTATATTTGCCGGGTCTACATAAGATATTTTAACTCCTGCTCCTTGAAGAAATTCGTGCTTTGCTACAGAGATACCAAGAACTGTAGAGTCATAGTCAAGTCTTTTACGAATGTCATCATAATGGTTTTCATCAAACATTGTATTAATAGCCTCTTCTTCGGCAATCTCAATAGCTGGCTTATAATTTAATTGCATATATAACGAAAGTTCTTCGTCATCATTTGGCAACTTATCAGGGTCCATTGTAAAAGCATTAAATCCTGTCATTTCTTTTACAGTCTTTAATATAGGCTTTGCCGCCATCTGCATTTCAATCTGCTCTTGATACTTATTTCTCTTAGATTGAGACATTGCATCTTGAGAATAAGCTTTAACTTTAAAAAGCCTATTGGACATTCCATTAACTATAATGTCTACAAATTTTGGTATTACTGGAACAGGTGTCCAGTCCAAATTTAAGTATGACAAATCTCCATCGATAGCTAACTCGTTCTTATATTTACCTACAGATTGTTCTCCCCTGGCATACAGTCTTAGTCTATGAAATTCTTTCCACTGACCGTAATACCTACAAGAGTTTCCGTCTTTTCTAAACCACTCATATTGAATAGCTTGTCCTACTTGTAGCCCAAATTCTTGAGAGGCTTTTTCGGTATCAGTAGCTAGTTGACTTGGGAATACTGACGATGTGATGTCTATTGTTACGTTTTTCATCTAATTAGTTGACTTGTTGTTCCTTCATTTCTATACCTTGCGAAGTTAACAATAATTTTTGAATCTTTTTTTTCTGGATTGTATATGTGTTTTTGATTAGCCATTATAGCTAATCCTGAACTAATAGAAGCATCAAACTTAGTCCTATCATTTATATCAAATTTAGCCCAATCTTCTAGCGTTCTAATAAATGGCATACTTCCCATTTGGTCAGAATCTCTATAATCTCCATTCATATCCATTCCTACATATTTCTCTATGTACGACTCGATTGCAGAAGCATGAGACTGCTTAACATCTTCAGAGGAGTTTGGTATACCACCTAACTCACGTTCTGTTTTAGTCAACTTATTGTATTGCTTATCAGGCCTATTCAAGCAGTACTGTCTATACCCTCTATTTTTAAAATGATATAATAGCCTAGGTTTGTTATTCTCGATAAGAATTGGCATACCATAAAAAACACAAGCCATAAGAACTTCTTCAAAGAATATCTCTGCCGTTTGTGGTCTAGCTACATACTCAAGGAAGAACTCATTACTAGGAGCTTCATCCATATTGAATTTTGTGAGGCCGTGGAGTGCTCCATTTGAACCTCTTCCTCCAACCACTGCTGATATATCATAAGAGTCACATCCAAAAGAACCTATATGTTCGTTTCCTGGAGACTTCATTCCACTTTTATAATGAACATTATTTTGTAAGTGCTTTGCTGGTGTCCAACTGACTAAAAATCTGCCTCTATTGTCCGGAGTAAAAATAACTTTGCTATCTTTCTCTCCGTCTTTCCAATGAAATGAACCTTTTGTTAAGTAGTGTTCTTTAATCAAACTATCATTGTAGTCAATTTGTTGGTAAATTTTTGTAAGATTAAATAAAGATTGTTTGCTTTCATCTCTAAAAGCGTGAGATGTAGTTCTTGGAAACTGACGATAAAATTCATTTAGCGCGTCAGAGTCGCTTCTAAGAGAATCAACCTCTGCATTCCAATAGTCAACAGCTCCATTTCTTATTAAGCCACCATCAACACCTTTAATTGGATATTCTGGTTTATTAAACACAGGCATTCCATGTATATCTATAAACCCTTCCATATTCCATTCCATAGGTATGAATAAAGAATATAGTCCGCTTTTTGTTTGTCCATTGGCGTTACGTTTAGATACGTCTGAGTCTTCAAACATATCTTTATAATTCTGACCACCTTTAGATAATGCATTTGATGTAGAACCCATCATACACTTTCCAATAATCTTAGCACCCAATCTTAAACAAGTCTTTGTTACGCGCCAGTTCTCTTTAATATTCTGAGGCTTTGTCCATTTTCCCGATTCGTCGTGAGCCAAAAACAATAGTTTTTCCCCATCATAAGAGTTGTCCTCTGTATTTTTCCAGTCAATAGATGTGTCTAGTCCTTCTATTATGTCTGAATCAATATCGTACATGTTCTTCTTTGTAATTTTTGATGCTGGCACCCGAAACGCAAGCTCAGTCTTTGGCTTGTCCATACCATCCATAATAGGTTTGAAGAAGAATGGAAGTCTGCTATTTATTGGAACAACTTTATCTGTAAACATCTTCTTGGCATCGGCACCGGTCTTTGATAATATACCAATCCTTGCATCTTTTGCTAATGTTCCTAGATTTATACATTCAGATGAAGACATAAAAGAGAACCCTGAACGTCTGATTTTCAAGTATATCATTCCAAAGCATCTTTCGTCTGCCTTGCATGCTTCCCAAAAAATCCAATAAATTCTATTTGCTTCTCGAAAGTCAGGGTATCCAACGTCGATACTGGCCCATTGCAAATACATGTAGTGAGAGCCTGTTATGTAAGTAGATATTCCATTGTTGGTAAACCAATACCCATTCTCTCTGTAGTCAAATTCTTGCTCAATGTAGTCTACCCATCTGTTTTTAAACTCAGCAGGCATTTCGTTCCATTGGAAAATAGACTGTATTCTTGAGAGCTGTTTTGGCAATAGCTCTCTCTCCCAATGCTGTTCCATTTTTGAATCACTCCTTTTGTGTACTTTTTTAGGAGTTGCCGGAAGAGCTATATATATTCCAGATATACTTATTATCTGACCTATCTCTCCTGTTTTTGATATTACAATAACATCGTACTTATCATTATAACCATACAGCCAAGACCTATTGCTATTTTTTTTAGCAATGGTACCTGATGGTATATAGTTTTCAACTATAGTATAAAGTTCATTATTTTGACCTTCTTTCTGCAAATCCTTGTTTTGTATCGGTTCTGTTATCTCCTTTTTCAGATAAATCTAAGCTTTCTTTTTCAGACTCAATTCTGTTTAGAATTTCAAACGCATCAAATATAGCTAACTTTTTAGTCGCTGCTGCATTTTTTAATTTGTCTGCAGTTAAATCATCACCATCTTGGTCAGGACTTAATATAGAGTCCTCAGCTACTTTAATCAATTCATCTACAGCTTTATATCCTGCTGCAATAATTTTTAATTTTACTTCTCTGCTTGTCATAATTTCATTGTAATTTGATGGTCAAACATTCTATATAGTTTCTCTCCATCTACAGTAAATTCATATTCGCTATCTGGGGAAAAGCACACAAGGTCTCCTTTGTTTACTCCTTTGCTAATCAAGTATTGGTTTGGATACGCCATTCTACCCATCAATGGCTCTTCACTAAAAGGCTTCTTTATGTATGACTCAGTAGGAGGGATTGGCTTTACAAAACAATATCTATCGTAAGAATACCAGGTGTCATTGTTTTTATACATAAAAAATTGGTCCATTTCTATAAAGAATAAATTATCCTTGAAGAAACTCTTTCCACTTTTTTGATTACCTTTCATATCATTGTAGAATTTAAAGGCATTATGATGTACAAGAAGAATATCGCCTATCGATATAGGGCCGTTGTAACCTAATGGAAGTTCGACAACTTTAGCATATCTATTTGAAAATTTATGGTCTTCCTCAGAAGTACTAACTATAAATTCAATTCCGGATATGTCTTTTGTATTATCGTATCTTTTTCCATTTATAGGGTTTACTATAAAGTAAAATGGAGATTTCATTAAAAGTCTATATTAAATTCGATTGAAACTGGAACGGTAAAGGTAAACTCTTTCCATAAAACTACCTCTTCTTTTTTATTAATAATATATATCAATACAGCCCCGGTATCAGAATTACGTTTAATTAGATGAATTTCATTTGAATCTCCAAGTATTTTCTGACCTACTAAATAGTGCATTGCACCATTTTTATAATCTGGCCCTACTGATATTTTTCTTATTTCCATTTTAAGTACTTAATAAATTTTGAAGTAAATTTGATTTTTCTTCCTCAGTTAACGTTTCGATTTGCTTGGTTAATAAATCAATAACTATATCATTCACGTTTGAAGTTTCGTTAACAACAACCTCAAAATCAGTATCTAAAAGTTCGCCATCGTTTTGTAAATACGCTAAATATGCGTTGTATTGGGCTGTTTCCTCTTGCATTACTACAAGATTGTTGTCAGCATCAAAGATTTGGTATTTTGAATTTTTGTAGTACATATTATTGATTTTTTACGTTCCCTATTGCGCCACCATCTAAATAACTTGCAACAGCAGCAG